CGCGCTGTTTGGCGCAACAGGGGTACTGGGTTATTGTTTGGTTACTTTTCGGCCGTTGTCGCGCATTTGTCGGCCAATTTTACTGGGTACACATCCATGAGTGCCGTTTCCTTTATGCAGAGAGCGTTGTAATCGGCCATGGTGCCGCTCATGGTCTTATCAAAGCGGCTCATGGCATCATGGAGGTTGTTGGCAGCGAGCAGGAGCCTGCTGGCCGTCTTCTTCTCTGTGGCCGTGTGCTCATCGAGAGTGATAAACTCCACTTTGCACTCATACCAACGGTCGGCATCATCGGCAGGAACCACCTCGGAGTAATTGGCACGTTTGATGCTGGCAACATCAAGCTCGCCGCTGATAAATGGGGTCAGCTCCTCAATTATGCGTGCCTCGGCCTCGGTAAACGAAAGAGCGTCCACCAGAAACGACTCGTTGACCTTCTTTATCATTCCGTTCTCCATCATCTTGTCGTAACGGACTTTGCATTCAAACCACTTGCTCATAGCCCTGCCTCCTCCTTAACCTTAATGCCGTAGCACTGGAAAATCAGAGCCTCAAACTGCTCTGCAATGTACTCCGCTTTGTCCTTGCTGTTCAGCACAAGGGGGAAACCATAATTCGCATGCGTACCCGCACCGCGAAGATGCGCATACGCACAGCGGACACCCGAACCCTCCGCATGACCCGCACTAGCAGCAGAGAGGAGCTTAATGCCCTTGGCCTTGCGTTCTTTCTCGCCCATCTCGGCAAGCTCATCCTTGGTGTAAAACCAGTATATCGGGCACCACGTTGTGCCGTCCTCATCGTAGGGCTGGCCGTTGTTGAGTGCTTTGCATATAACCATGAGTTTATAGGCTGCACTGGCCATTTGCAAAGCCTCTTTGTCGCAGTCGGGAGTGCCAGTAATTAGGTGCTCTCTCATACCTAAATGTCGGCAGGCATCGCCATAGGTTTTTATGGAGCGGTAGTCAAACTTGAAAGCCTCTGCTCCAAAAATGGCTCTCAATGTCTCTTTCGTTTCCTCGCTGGCAGCGTTGTAGCGTTTAAGCGTTTCTGCCTTGTTTGCTGTTAATTGTTTCATTTTTAATGGTTTTGTTGTTAATTAGTTCTCTTAATGCTATCTGTGTGAGCCGTATTTTATTGGCCAGCCGCAGGCTCTTGGAGTTTACGGCCTTGAGGTCGGCAATCCGTTGCTCCAGCACCTCCTCAATGAGTTTGGCGTTTACCTCGGTTATGTACCTCATAGCGGTTGGGCTGATATATCCACCACCATGCCAGCACGCGCTGCGTAAACTCGCTTGCCAGTAGCGGCAATGGTTCTGTCAATAAACTGCGCCTCATCGCTGTTGCCATCGCTCAAGTGTACCAGCACTATGTTGCGCACAGCCTTGAGCGTGTTGCGGCGTAAAAACGCTATTGTGTTGCCAATCTCCATGTGGCTTGTGAGCAGGCGGTTGCGGAGTAGCTGGGGCACTCTGCCAGCGGCAATATTGGCCTCCAGCCTCTCATCGCTGTAATTGGCCTCAATGAGGTAGTGGTTTACTCCTGTAAATGTATGCTGGCAGGCGTATGTGTCAGTAAAAAACACCAGCTTGCCACACTCCTCATGGCATACCACATAACCTACACAGGGCACATCGTGCATTACCTCAAATGGGTAGATTGTAAAGCCCCCAGCCTTGTAGCCCTTGCCCTCCTCAACGGCCATGCAGTTGCGGCCAATGCCTTTGGCCTCCAGTGTGGCCTGTAAGGCCAGCACCTTAATGCCTGCTGCGGCATACTCGGCTGCATATCCTGCATGGTCATTGTGGGAGTGGCTTATTATGCAGCCCACAACCTTTGGGAGGTTGTCAAAGCCAATGGCTCGCTTTACCTCTTTGAGCTTTATGCCAGCCTCTATCACAAGGCTCTCTTGCTGTCCGTCCAGCACATAGGCATTGCCCTTGGAACTGGAGCCAATCACTTTAAGCTGCATAACTTGGAGATTTTAGAGTGGGCATTTTTTACTGGTTGCCTTGGCCGTTGTTCCTTTCGGCTCTACTCGCTGGGGAGTTACCACCTCCCCAGTTGTGGCATCCACTATCTCGGTAGCCTGTGAGGTTACATCCACATAGGGAGTGGTGGGCAGCTCCTTGGGCTGGCCTCCAATGTTGAGCTGGGCGGCATCGCGTTGGGCTACGGCCTCATCGGGGTGTTCCTCCTCCTCATCCTCGGCACTGCCCAGTGCGATTTTGCAGGCTCGGCTCAAAACCGTCTTTTTGGCCATTTGGTCAGTAAACTTTGTGTGCGCACCACTGTTGCCCTTGGCTGCACCCTGCATCCATGAGTTGCGTATCTGCTCCATGGTCATTACCTCTATGTAGCGGCTGCCATCCTCTTTGATAACCACGGCATAGGCTCCAACAATTTTGTTGATGTTGATATTGGAGAGGTTTGTTTCGTGGCTTGCAAGCTGGTAATGGCCGTTCTCATCCACGGTGTAGGCAAACTTATCGCCCTCGTAGATAACTTGCGGATTTACATCCACAATGTCGGTATCGCGCTTGGTGCGCATGAGCTTGCCTCGGTAATCCTCCCAAAATGAGAGTTGGTTGCCAGTTACAATGAAATAGCACTGCTTTTTGCCTACGCTCAAGCCCTTGATAACCATTTCAAGGAAGCAGTTGCAAATGCTCTCCCTTGTGCATACATCAACGGCTGGGCGGCCATTTTTGTCGGTTACGGTTTGGAGGTAGAGCCATGCCAGTTTTACGGAGTTGCCTGCATGGTAGTTGGCAGGGAGCACCAGTTCGCCTGCATCGGTCATGGCCTCAACTCTTGTGAGCACCATGTCGGCTGTTTCCTCTTGGAACCGCTTTAGCGCGGTTGCGTTCTGTGAGGTCGGTACGGCCATAGGCTGTGCCGCCTGTGCATTGTTTGTGGGTTGTTCCATTTTTCTTTTCCTGTTAAGGGTTATTTGATTATTTGGAATGTTTTGTCTCGGCTTACTATGAGCTGTATGCACTGGCTCAACATGGGGAGAGGGTCGTTAATGCTCTCCACGTTGTCAATAAAGCACGGTACATAGGTATCTGTGTGGCGGCAAATGGCATTTATGATGTCTATGCCAGCGTTTACACGGTCTGCTGCGTTTAGGTCGTTGTAAGGCACGCCGCCAATGCAGCACTCGCATTTGGGGGTTATATTGCCGTTGAGCTTGCGGTCAAACATGGTAAATGTCACCACGCTAAAGAGCTTGTTTACTCGCTGCTCAAGGGCATCTATGTTGGCAAGCTGGAACTCCTTGGCCGTGTCCTCCTTGCCCTCCAGCTGTGAGAGCTGGGCGTTGAGCGTCTTTTCCTGCTCATGCAACTCCTCAATACGCTTGTTGGCACTGGCAATGGCCACGCGCACATTGAGGCTGTCGCGGAGGGCATCACGCTTTGCCTGTAACTCGGCCTTATCCTTTTTGAGGTTGGCCACTGCAACCGCCTTGGCAGCTGCCTCGGTGTTCTCGCTGGGCTTTTCAAGCTCGGCAGAGAGCTTGGCAACCTCATCCTTGAGCTTGGCAATCTCGCCGTCTGCCTGTATGCGCTGCTCGGTACCAGTAACCTGTACGGCCATCGCCTCATCCAGTGCTTTTTGAGCCTCGGAGAGCTGGGCGTTAAACTCCTCCATCTTCTTTGTGGCGGCCTCAATCTCGGCCTCATACTTGGCCTTACGCGCCTTAATGCGCTCTGCCTCATCCTCAAGGTCGGCCATGGCCTTTGAGTGCTGGCGGTTGAAATCTGACTCCATACTGGCTATGCGCTGGGCTTTGTCCTCGGCATCCAGCTCCCTGTGGCAGGTCGGGCAAACCAAACGGCTCTCATCAATGGCAAACTCCTCCTCATCGGTTTTTGCCCAGCGAGCGCGGAAATCTTCTGTGGCAGCGGCCACTTTTTCCAGTTCTGCCTCGGCAAAGCTCTTACGCTCCTGCTCGGCTGTTATCGCTCTGTTGAGAGAGGCTATTTTGTTCCTGTGTGTCGCGCAGGCAGATTGTTGTGCGTAGCTCTCCTGCTGGTAGGCATCGCGGTGGGCATTTGTGAGCTGGAGTATATTGGCCTTGAGCTGGTTGATGTTGGTGCGCAATGCACGTTTGGCCGCCTCCTCGCCGTCAACGGCTTTGCTTTGGTCGGCAATTTCCTCATCTATGCGCTCTATGGCAGAGTCCACTGCTGCAATATCGCCCTCAATACGCGCCCAGTCGGTATCTGCGTTGGCATACTTGGCAATGTTGTTTTCGCACTCCTCAATGCGCACAGGGATAAATTTGAGGTCTTCCTTTATCTGCGCAATTTGGTAGCCAACGTGTTTAAGGTAGTTCTCAAGGGTTGTGTCGTTCAGCTCCTCAAGGAGTGCCACAAAACCATCATTGCCCTGTGCAACCTCCTCCATGCTGGGCAACGCAACCATCTTGGAGAGCTGGGCACGCTGTGCATCGGCTGGCTGGGTGGGGAAATAGCTGGGAGTGGAGAGGAGCATAAACAGGCTTGGCTTGCACAGGCTCTTTAGGAACTCCTTGTAGTCGGTCTCTGTGTACTTTTGGCCGTTGATATAGTAGCTGGTGGGCAGGGAAAGCTCTCGCTCATCGCTGTTGCGCTTTTTAGTCCATTTCTCCAGCAGGCAGCGTTTAAGCTCTATCTCTCGGCCATCCACATCCAGTACAACCGTAACCTCATGGGGGAGGTCGGGTATTACATTGCCGTTGGCATCCCTTGTGCGTATGCCAAACACGTTGCGACCCTCGCTGTTCTCTCCGAACAGGCACCAGCGGAAGGCATCTGCCACGGTGGTTTTGCCTGTTTTGTTAGCTCCCAGTATTTGTGTTGTGGTGGGGCTAAACTCAATTACTCGCTCGCCCAGTACACCCTTGAAATTAAGGGTAATGAGCTTTTTAATTTTGATAACCATTGTTTATTGGGTGTTAAAGATTTGTTCCTCGGAAAATATCCTCTCGCAGGGCTGCCTCTACTGCCAGTGCTTGCAGTAACTCTGCTTTGGAGTATATGAGTGGGCTGTTGAGCTTGGTGCCCTTGCGGCGTGGCTTAACGCTGCCATCCTGCACCTTGCGTTTTAGCCACGCCTCGCCGTGTACCCACTGGCCGCCAAATTCCTCATCACGCTTGCGCAAAAAAGCGTATGCTTGGCGTTGTGTGAGCTGGTCGCTCTTAGGCTCCAGCGTGGCTATGGCTTTGGCAGCTCCGCAGGCAACTATGCTCTGCAAAAAGGAGCGCACTTTGTAGGTTTCATTCTCCATTGCCATCCTCCTTTTCTTCCTGCTGCCCTTTGGGAGGGGTGTGCATACAATGATGCTGGTACAGGAGTGCCACGCCTCCAATGAGCAGCCCGATTAACTGGCGTATGGCCAGTGCTTTTGTATAGGGTGCGTTTTCATCTACCATCACAAAGCAGATACCTACAACCATTATCACTAATGTAATGGCAGCCTCGCGGCCTGTCTGCTCTCGGTAATACTTGTTATTTGCCATAGCTAAAGAGTTTATTTTGGTTGGCGTATCGTATAAATTCACTCATGTTGTGCAGCCCCAGTTTCCTAAAGGCCGTTTTGCGGTGGTTGGCAACCGTATTGATGCTTATGTAGAGAGTATCGGCTATCTCTCCATCATCTTTGCCATCGTAGCACAGGCGCATAACCTCAAGCTGTCGCTCGCTCAATTTGCTGTCAAATGCTGGCTGGCAGAGCAGGTGGTCATGCTTGCACTCTCCGCGCAGTGGGCAGCTCACAAACTCAAAGTTGAAGTTCCATTGAGCGTCAATGTCTATGGTGTTGTCGTACACGCCAAAATTGCACTTGATAAAGCGGCGCACGGCAAGGAAATCACGGTACTGCTTATTGCCCTCGCTCCCTCGGTAAATCTCCATGAGAGCCTTGTATGCGGTGGGGTAATACTCCATTATCACACCCAGCATGGCCTGTATAAACTCCGTATCTTCCTGCTTGAGCTGGCGTTCTGCCTCGCCCTGTGCCTTTAATGTTACCTCGCCATCGGGCGTGGTGTAAAATTCTATTGCTCGCATATTTCTTTAGGTGGAAAGAGGATTTCTACTGGCACGCCCATAAAGGCGGCAATATGTTCCTGCTTGAGGGCATCGGGGCGTTGTACTCCAGCCGCCCACATACGCACTGTTTGCTGGCTCACTCTGCACAGCTCTGCTATCGCCTCCACAAAAGCCTGTTTGGGAGCTTTAGGCAGTGCAGGTATTTTTTGGTAAAATTCACCAAACCGCAGGTTGGCATAGTCCGCAGGGGTCAATTTTTCCAATTTTGGCTGTAAAATGGTTGTCAGTGTCTCCATTTTTGTCTAATTTTGCATCGTATAAACGTATTAACGATG